TGGTGCATGTCGTGATTTACGGTATTAACCACGTTAAACAGATTGTAGCCGGAATGCACCAAGATGGTATCAATCATAACAATATAGAGCCAGATAAATATCGTAAGCAAATGACTATTGCATAATAAAGGACCGGTTAAGACCGGAATGATATTCGATATGATGTATTCAATCGGGTGTGCATATAAGGTGGCAATTGCCATCGGCGCCGTATAAGTATGGTGAAATTTATGGACGTGTTTATACATAAAGGGTAAATGTAAAAGCCGGTGGGAATAATAAAACAATATTTCCGTGACGAAGAAAAAGATTATTATATCGCGACCGATGATAAAAACCGTTGGATATTCCCGTATGCTATTTATATCTTGGGCATAAAAATAATAGAAGAAATTGGCTACGATCGGTGTTACGATTAATTGATTAAAAACTACTAACTTACTGATTTGCGCAATTTTCACACCTTTGGATAACGAATTATTTACAAGTGGTTTTTTCTCTGGTTGAAGTTTATATTGATGTAATCGCGTCGGATATAAATCCGGAATTAAAAATAATAAAGAAGTCGTCCAATAAACCGCGAAATTAAAAAAGGTGGTGCCCCAGACAAAGAGAAATTTTTCCGACATTTCAGGGAACATTGCTAAGTAATAATTAGATAAATATAAATGTTTATATTTATATTTATCATATAATAAGTGTAAAAAATTGAAATGCTTTTTAAATATAAACAAATAGCATATTCAACGAAAACAGCAAATCAACAAAAGCGATAAGCAACCAGCCAACAACATGTCTATCAAAATTACGTCCAACATCATCCAATTAAAATCGGAAACCATCGATCGCCTTGATTCGGTCGTCTCCGATTTGCCGAAATATAAAAAAAACCTCGAGGCTTTAATTCGAAATTTCAGTATCGATAGCGCCTTGCGCTTGATGCATGTCATCGATAAAGACCACGAATTCAAAGCGTCGATGCACAACGGACGGTACAACGAATATTTCGACGAAATCGAAGAGCTAATCTATATTATCACGGGTACGGGGAAGGGGAAAAGTCAATAAATAAATAAAAATAAAAACAAAAAAACAATTAAAAAGTTGGCAAACTCAAAATCTTTTTTATTTTATTATGTGGTACGCAATCGCCGATTTTAATATATAATTGAAACAATTTAGAAAGATTTTTAGTGTCTAAGTATATAAAATGGATACAAAAACATTCATCCAAAACGCAAAAAAAATTCACGGTGAAAAGTTTGATTATTCTCAGGTTGTATACAAAAATTGTGACACAAAAGTTAAAATATTTTGTAAGACGTGTAATACATTATTTGAACAAATACCATATAGTCATATAAATCAAAAAGCAGGTTGTATTAAATGTAATCATGCTATAAAAGCAGCAGAAACTTTAGAGCAGAGAAAAAACGAATTTATTATAAAAGCAACTGAAATGCATGGTAATAAATATGATTATTCGAAGGTTGTATACATTAATTCAAAAACACCAGTTGTTATAATATGTACTATTTGCAATATTGAATTTTCACAAATTAGAAATACGCACTTAATGGGTGATGGCGGTTGTAAAGAATGTCAAAAAATAAAATGTAAGAATAGAATGACATTTACAAGAGAAGAATTTATTGCAAGAGCAACGCAAGTTCACGGTGATAAATTTGATTATTCCGATGTTGTTTATGTTGATTCACAAACACGTATTACAATACGTTGTATTCCGTGTAATTATTCTTTTCAGACTACACCAAATAATCATTTACAAGGCGGTGGTTGTAAAAAATGTGCAAATAAATTACTTGCCGAAAGACAAAGAAAACCGCAAGAACTATTTATATCAGAAGCAATGGAAAAACATAAAGATGAAAATGGTAATCCTATCTATGATTATTTATTCGTAGAATATAAATCATGTCATGAGAAAGTTATTATTATGTGCAAAACTCATGGGCGTTTTGTTCAAAGCCCTTCTGATCATTTATCCGGCAGGGGTTGTAATGAGTGTGGAATGATTAATCGGGCATTTAAACAAACCTTTACACAAGAAGAATTTATTGAAAGAGCAACAGAAGTACACGGCGATAATTATGATTATACAGATGTCAAATATATCAATTCTCAAACAAAAATTATTAAAAAGTGTAATACTTGTAATTTTGTTTTTGAACAGCAACCAAATTCACATTTACGAGGAAGTGGATGTGATAAATGTGCTCATTCGATTAATCACGAAAATCAAAAATTATCCAGAGATGAAATTATTGAAAGAGCAACGAAAGTGCATGGTGATAAATTTGATTATTCAAATATGAATTATATAAATTCTCATACACCTATAAATATAAAATGCAATAATTGTAATAATAATTTTCAACAACTATACTGTAATCATATACGACAAAACAAAGGTTGCCCATTTTGTGATTGTAGAATAACCGAGAAAAAAATAGCTGAGTTTTTAAGTGCGCAATATCCAAATTTAATTAAAGAATATAAAGAAGAATGGTGTAAAAATAAAAGATGTTTACCTTTTGACTTTTGTCTTCCAGATATAAACACTATTATTGAATTAGATGGATTACAACATTTTAAACAAGTTATGAATTGGCATTCACCTGAAGAAAATCAAAAAAAAGATAAATATAAAATGAAATGCGCAAATGAAAATGGATTTTCGGTAATAAGAATAATTCAAACAGATGTGTTATATGATAAATATGATTGGAAAGAAGAATTAAATAAAAATATAGAAAAAATAATCATTGAACAAAAAATTCAAAATATTTATATATGTAAAAATAATGAATATGAAATATACAATTAGTATAATATAATAAAAATATATCATAAAAAGTATTTAAAAAGAAATGAATAATGTCATATGTGGGAGAGTAAAATCTCTCGCAACCCTTCTTATGATAATAAAAGAAAATTACTTCATGGCTTAATCTGGTAAAGCGCTCGGCCGTTATAAAAATTCGGTTACCGAAAGATTGTTGGTTCAAATCCAGCTGAAGTAGGATTTGGGGTTTATTATTATATTTTTTATTACTACCTACCTTTTTTTCGCGACAACATATCGCCCAAGCTTTTTATCATACTGATCTAATTCATCCCCATAATCGTCGTCGTAATCCTCTTCATCCTCATAGTCTTCGTAATCGTCGTCATTACCGCTATATAATTTTTTGCCTTCATCAGGTTCGGGTGATTTTTCGTCGTCTTCGTCTTCTGAGACAACTGCTTCTTCTACTGCGTTTACCTCTTCCTCTTCTTCCATTTCTTCTGCTTCGCTTGCATCGCTATCGTCCCAGTTATCTTTTTCCTTCATTTTAATTGGTTTAAACGACTCCATATTATGGCTTATAATACAAAACATAACGGAATCAAGTATATTTCAATTTTTTATAATATGATATAAAAAATTAACATTATAAACAGCATTAGCAATGGCAAGTGAAACAGCATTAGGAATGGCAAGTGAAAAACAATGCGACGGCTACATATATGACCGCCAATGTAAAGGCGAAATTCATGAACATGACGTAATATTTCACTATTTATCATCCATCGATGATGACCATATGTTAAATACAAATAACCCACCCGAGCAAGTAATGATATGCGCATATCATTATAATAAAATTATGACCGAAAATTCAGGCGAGCAGCCGATTGAAACCTGGGGTTCGGAATGGATAAAAGCCCGTGAGAATTTATTCTGTAATGCAGGTTATAATAAGGAAGCAATTATAGATGAAGCATTAGCAGAAGCATATGAAGCATATGACTACATATACCAAAACCCAATCAGCGCATCTGTTGACGATAAGCAATCAACTCATTCATTTGTGAGTTAGTCTCGTATAATTTATCAATTAAGCGGCGTAGTTCGTCACAATGTTGTCCGATTTTAATAATATATAGTTGTTCGAATGTCCCGTTGCCCATACCTTCGACCATATAGACGCGTTCAATATATTCAATCGCCTCTATATGTTTAATAAATTCGGCGCGTTCTTGTTTTAATGAAGGAATATCCATATTATATTATAATTATATACATTATAATTTTATACTTTATATACATTATACTGTATATAAATAAAGAAAAACAAATACCATATTTACTTATAGTACTGTCTCTAGTATTTTCAATTATAGGATGGGTTTTGTCAAATGGAGAAAGTAAAACACAATATGTTAGATTAGTTGATATATTTATTTATGGACCATATTTAACATATTTAGCGTTCCAAAAAAAATATATTTTTAGTACATTTGAAAAAATATTTATTTTATTTTTAGGAATTACAACAATTACTTATAATGGTAAAAATTACTTACAATCGTCTTTGGAGGGAGAAACCCCCGCAAAATCCCATCCCTATAAATAGAGCGATTGGCTTGTCGCAATATATTTCAAAGTCATTTGGGGAATTTTTCTTATTTTTTCTAAGAGCAGCATATTGCCCGTCGCTTCACAAACCCGTTCAAATTCCATTGCCACGGCGTTGACTTTTAACAACGCCTTGACAAACTCGCCAATAAAGAGCCCAGTCTCGGTTTTCACTTGTTGGATAATTTTTTTACACGTCTCTTCATCGTTGCTCTCACACCAAAACAAGACATATGGCAATAAATCATAACAAATGTCGTAGTTGGATCCGGTAATTAAGTACGCATCTTGTTCAGCCTTGTAATATTTATCTAGCAGTCTGCCCATAAGCAAAATGGTTTCGCGTAGTTTTCCAGGGGCGTTCGGATAATGTGCCCGAACTTCATCGTTAACCGAGACGGGATAGAAACAACTGAACAGTCCAGCCAAATAACTCGCCTCCAGGTCAGCGAACTGTAAGGTTTGTAGATACAAGTCTGTCATAGCCAGCGGGTGCACTTCTTGGAGTTGGGAAGCGATGCGACCGGATGGGCTAACTTCAATAGTAGTGGTGGTGCTAAAGCCATTTAAATCATTGCCAGCGCTAAAGCCAGCAAAGCCGCAAAAACCATGTTCCAGCAATATCTTTTGTAAAGCGTCCAACGTGTTTTCAATATATTGCGCCGTGTTTTCTTTTTCTTTCCCCACTTTGGACTGTTGTGAGAGAGCCGCATACACTTCTTCTAATTTCACGAGATCTTTCAAGATGAAATTATGTTCGGCTTCCAGCGTATTTAAATCAATGCGCGCCTTCTTTCGCGCACTGTTCGCCAAGCCGGGCAGCCGATCGGCAATCGTTTTATAACTTTCCAAGGCACTTTGCGGTGTGCGGCATAATTCGATTTGTGCTTGTTTCGTCTTCACAATTTCCATTGTTTTCGCTTCTTCTACCGCATAGCCTTGCAATTCACGTCGTAAATCGGTCGACAACAAACTTTGTCCCATAAAGGCTGCCATATCTTTTCCCGCCTCCAGCATAGAGAGTGCCATCGTGAAAGATAGTTTGAATTTAGAGACCAAGGATTGCGGCGGACCCGTCAGCATATGTCGGTAATCGGTAGCCGTGGGAATTTCAAATAAATTCACACAATGAAATACATGACCAATCGTGTCCAACCCCCGCCGTCCGGCGCGCCCCGCCATTTGCGTGTATTCGTGCGGGAAAAGCAGTCGCATCCCCGATCCATTAAATTTCGTTAGTCCTGCAAAGATGACGGTTTTCGTCGGCATATTCAGACCAACGGCAAACGTTTCGGTGGCAATCAGGAGCCGGATATACCCTTTTTCAAAAAGCAGTTCCACCATTTCCCGCAAGACCGGAATAATTCCCGCATGATGAATGGCGATACCTTTTTCCAGCAATTTCACAATATTCAAATACTCGGGTAAATTTAGATATTCTTGGTAGTTGGGCAATTTAGCTTGTAAGATATGCCGGCATTCTTTTTCCACTTGGGTGGGTAGCATACTGTCTTCTTCATACAAACTAAAACTGATTTCGTGCGCAGCTTGTTCAACGTGCTTACGCGAGAAGACGAAACAAATCGCCGGCAGCATACCTTCTCTCTTCAAATGTTTTAACAAATCTTCTAAAACAAATTGCCGCTTGGTATAGACATTGTGTTTAAATAAATAATCCTTGATGTCTTTCACTTTATAGTAATTGTCTTCTCGAAAAGAGCCCTCTGAACTGGTAATTATAATCGGCGTTTTTCGCATATCCTCCAGTTTTTTTTCATAAGGCGTTTTGGCGGCTTTTTTAATACTGCCTTCGTGCACTGAGAGCCACATATAATGGGTAAGCGGTACAACGCGGGTATAAGTGGGCGCCAAATACATTTGTTTTACTGGTATAAAAGCCTTTTCCGCCTGTTGTCGTTTTTCGGTTTCAATCCAGCCGGCAAAATCCTCCGGGCGATCAATTGTCGCTGAGAGCATAATGAGTTGGACTTGCGGTGGTAAGAGCAAAATCGCTTGTTCCCAGACCGATCCGCGCTCGGCGTCATTGATGTAATGGACTTCGTCAAAAACGACTGCCGCCAGTTCGGTTTCAAAATTCATTTCAAAGAGGAGCGGTAATTGTGAGGGTCCTGATGCTGATGCTGACGCGGACGCTCCTGCCATTGTTGCCTCTGTTGCCACCGCACTAAGAGACTGCCCATTGATAATTTTATTCAATAAAGTATTACGCAAGATTTCGGTTGTCATAATGAGGACATCGGCTTCGGGATTATCTTTGCAATCGCCCGTGAGAATGCCGAACGAAATTGTCGGAAATTTACGGCGCAAATCATAAAGCTTTTGATTAGATAAAGCCTTGATTGGCGAGGCATAGATGACCTTTTTCTGCTGCGCCGTGAAGTATTGGATGGCATACTCGGCTGGTAGTGTTTTACCCGAGCCGGTGTGAGCCGTTATTAAAACATTGTCGCCTTCCGTAATAGCCTTCAAAGCCCATTTTTGAAAATCACTTAATTGTTTACCGTCATATTCGATTAAGGTATCAGCATTGTAAGGTTTATCGCAAATAACAACCATTTTATTTGATGGGGAATATACATTAGAGAGATGAAATAAGTTTATATCAATTTTATTATTTAAATATAAAGCGTAAAATTATAAATAAAGGTATGCATGCAAGCGTCAGCAGTAGATCAAGCGACAGCAGTACAGCAAGCGTCAGCAGTACAGCAAGCGTCAGCAGTAGTGCAAGCGACAGCAGTACAGCAAGCGACAGCAGCCCGGCATGTTATTGTCGCAAAAACGTACCGTCTTATTAGGAAAATCGGAGAGGGCTCTTTTGGAAAAATATTTCTGGCGCGGCACAAAGACACTAACCAAGAAGTGGCGATAAAACTTGTGAAACAAACTGCTAATAATGAATTGAACCATAATGAATTGAACCATAATGAATTGTCCATTTATAACAAAATAAAAAATGTGAAAAATATTCCTTCTCTCTATGCTTCGGGAACAGAGGGACAATTTAATTACCTTGTAATGGAATTATTAGAACAAAACCTCGAACAATTGCTGGCAAGCTATGGAAAAAATCTGCTGCTACCAGTAGTTATTCATCTCGGACTGCAAATGCTGAATATAATTGAAAATATCCATTTGAAAGGCGTTATACATCGTGACATTAAACCGGAGAATTTTCTGTTAAAAACCAATGCACAAAATATAAGCGAACTCTATTTAATTGATTTCGGCTTGTCGGGATCATTCTTGGATGAAGGGAATAAACATATACAAATGAAAACAAACGAGAGATTAATTGGCACGCCACGCTATATGAGTGTGAATACTCAGCAACATATTACCCCGAGCCGCCGTGATGATTTGGAATCGCTCGGATATATATTGATCTATTTACATAAGGGGGAATTACCTTGGCAAGCTCGGAAAGAGCGGGTAGAACAAGCGCAGCGGGTAGAGCGGGTAGGGCATGATGAAGCTCGCCAGGAGAAATCCTTCTCTCTTAAACAAGCTTTTGGTTGGACCTATACAAATACGATTATCGGCGAATTTATTTTGTTTATTCAATATTGCCGGAATTTAAAATTTACAGACGAACCCAATTATGAATATCTCCGCAATATATTAACAAATTTAGCTAGGATATTATAATATAAAAATAAGATAATCTACTTAAAGCTATTTGTTATGTATATAACATTAAACAATGACTGACCAGCAAACAATGACGACAGGATGTGTGAAGTGGTTTAACAACAAGGCGGGATATGGATTTATTACGGTAACCGATGAGACGCCGCGTGATATTTTTGTCCATCATTCGGCAATTCAAGTCAGTGAAACGCAATACAAGTATCTAGTGCAAGGCGAGTATGTTGACTTTTCCATTGCGCGTATGGAAGGCGAAAACCATGAATTTCAAGCGGCAGGCGTTCATGGAGTGCGCGGTGGTAAGTTGATGTGCGAGACGCGTAATGAGATGCGCGGTCTCCGAGATGAGCAGCAGACACCGACACAGCAAACACAACAGCGCTCAACTCAGAATGTGCAGCGCTCAACCCAGAATGTGCAGCGCTCAACCCAGAGTGTGCAGCAATCTGCCCCTCGACAAGAAACGCGCCGCCCACAGCTGAGCAAGAATGATCAATCGGAGTGGATGATTGTTCCCCGCCGCAAGTTTGAGCAACAGCAACAGCAACAGCAGCAGCAACCGGTCAGAGAGACGCAACAGACTAGGCAAACGTCTAAAACCACTCGCCCTCGGCAGCGCCAACCCGTGGTGGAATTGTCTAATTGAATGTTGCTTAAAATATAAAATTGATTTAAATATATATGTTTATAATTAAACATATATAAAATGGAAAGCATGAATGCTCTGGATATTTTGTCAAGTGTATCGTCACTCAACGACGGCAGTATCGAAAATAAGCCCGACGGCAGTGGCAGTATCGAAAATAAGCCCGACGCAAGTGACTTGACAACCCAATTTAATAATTTAAACCAAATTATTAATATATTTAAAACTCAATTAAATGATATACAAAATCAAGTCAAAGCAATCGAAAAAAACGTAAAAAAAGAGTTGAAGAATAGTCAACAACAGCAATCAAAAGAGACTAAAAAAAGCTCGGCTAGCATCACCATACCTATTGGATTTGCCAAACCGACAAAAGTTTCGGCTGAACTCTGTTGTTTTATGAACCGCCCTGTAGGAAGTGCAATTTCCCGCACCGATGCAACACAATACATCCTCAAATATATTCGCGATCATGGATTGCAAGAGATGGATGATCGCAAAAAAATTAATCCAGATGAAACATTGTCAAAACTCTTGGGCAGGGGGGTTAGCAGGGGGTTTCGCCCCCCCACGACGACTATGGGGTTTCGCCCCCCCACGACGACAGAAGATGGCGAAGCCGGGTTTGAAAGGGCAGAGCCCTTTACTTATTACAATCTACAAACTTATTTAAATCCTCATTTTATATAAAAAGAAGGAGGCGATAATAGCAAAAAGGAACGCAAGAGCACCCCATAAGCCGGCGCCGATAATATTATAATACGGATTTAATGTAGGTCCAAATAGCTCTGCTTTATAAATGAGGACATCCGCCGCATACCCAATCGGAAACGCTAAGGCTAAAAAAATTAATAACTCCTTTAGAGTGTCAGGGAAAAACTTATTACTACTTCCGATAGGCAGAAAATAGTAAATACCCATCGTAAATAGTAGTGTAATCGCAACTGTTAAACCGGCATTGATTGCCGAAATAATGACACGCCAAGTTGGTGATTTAATATTTTTTCTCTTGAAGTAAATTTCCAATGCTTTTACAGCAGCCGGGGAATATGATTGACGTGATAAATAATTTAAGACAAGGTCTGATATAAAACTAACATAAAAAGAAAGTAATAGTATTTTTACAATTTTATACATTATATAATAAATTAATATTTTATTATATGATTACATTATTACAGTGTATAGGTTCTTACAAAGTAGGTTCTTACAAAGTAGGCTGAACCACTTGCAATTGATCGGTGACAAAGAATGAAACTCCTTCGGACGTCCAGCTAACAACAACTGGCACGATAAATACACCTTTAGCCACCGCATTTGCAACAGCTTCGTGGTATTCTTTATTATACGAAGAAATTTCAAATTTATTTATATCTGTTCGCGTAACAATATAGCCAAGAATACAACGCACGGCTGATTCACTCGCAATATTTGCCATACTATTAATACGTGTAATTAATTCTGGTGTAACGCACTTACTGTTCGCTTCAGGAAAATATGCGGTTTTCAAATTATAAAAGTGATCATCTTCTGCCTCGTTGTAAAGTGAGGGCATAGGGACGGGTATTTCGGAATCTTGATTTGCTTGAACTTGTTCAAGGGCGCGCATTATTCGGTCCCGTTGCCGGTCTTTCATTTCCTGTATAGCTGGTATATCTTCCGGTTTATATTCAGCAAACGGCGCATTACTAACTTCCATCACAAAAGGTACATCATCGTCGCAAATTCCAACAAAACTGAAGGTTGCATCAACTTTCCCTTCTAAAAACATAGACACATTGCGTTTGATCTCTTTAACCCCTGGCAAACAGGATATTAAATTTTTTTCTAGGATACTTTCCATTAATTCAATCGCAATTTTAGGATTAATAGCAATAATTTGGTGATTGTCGGGTTTTTCCGTAAAGTCGGCTAAGAATATAGTATGCGTGAAGGTTTCGCCATTTTCAGTAACCAACGACATTTCGTCGCCCTCGCTGTCACTGTCCGGAGGGCACGGCGCCACAAAAACATCACATCCCGAGTTTGCCATTCCAGTGCAACCGTAAGATGGTGTGTATGTTAAAATATATGTATTATCTTTTAATATTAAAACGTCGGATATATTTTCTTTTGAGAGTTTTACCGAGGGTCGGCTTAAAATTCGCCCTTTAGTTATTCCCAGGATCTGTAGAACAAATTGTCCAAGCATTTTATTTATATTTATATGCTAATTATATTTATATTATATTTCAATTTATTTAATAATAGATACAAATGTAATAGATACATTATACATTATACATTATATACAAAATGGACATTGATAAACTCTTACACGCTTTAAACAATGAAGGAAATGAAGCGATTGTTGATTTAGATTATAGAAAAATCGCCAAGGCAAAAAATGATATATTACAACAATTAAATTTACCGCGGGCGGACTTGATAACATTTCAAACCAAACTTAAACTTTATCGCTATATAGATGATTTAGCCGATATTAGATACGGCAGTTATATTCGCTGGATTTCTTTAAAAAACCCGTCGGTTATTAAATTGACAAATGGCGGAATTATATGTGATATAAAGGCACATAACGCAGTCGGTAAAAGCGCAGCAGGAGCAAATAACGAAGTAGCCGGCGCAGATGATATTATCATTAAATGTAAGAATAAAATGAACCATATTTTTCAAATAAAAATGTCGGAAGTTATTTTATTTCAAAAGCTTACGGAACAAGAGCAGGTAATTTTATCGGCTTTAAAGCTTATTCAGGGTTAGATGGGGTTTCTCCGGGGGTTTCTCCGGGGGTTTCTCCGGGGGTTTCTCCGGGGGTTTCGCCCCCCAACGACGAACTAGGGGCAGCGCCCTCCGGGTTTGAAAGGGCAGCGCCCTTTGGGTTTGAAAGGGCAGCGCCCTTAGGGATATCATATTTACTCGTTTCCTGTGAATTTTGAACTTTATGCATGAAATCTTTCGCAATTGTTTCGCCTACTTTTTTCAGCATACCATCTTTTAAGATCGGCATCAAATTAATAAGGTAATTTGACAAACCGTGTCCCCAATAACCACAAGAATGTCCCTGCACATTTCCCATCATTTTTATAATCTGGTTAACAAACGTCTGGCTTTTCACATTAAACAAAGTATTCGACAAACAACCCGTATTCTCGGTAATAACTGCACCAGGTGTGATATTTAAAATATCAAATTGGTCCTTATACTCTTTATAGATGGAATTGCCCTGATAAAAACCAAACGCATTCGCCGCCTCATATACACTCAAGAATGGCACGCTAATTTCATTCGACATGGTTATGCCAAAGAGAAAATTCGGATGCATACACTGAGCCGTAATATTAATTAGCGCGCTCTTTACATTTCTCTCGGACTTTCGCAACAAAAAGAAAGGTATGACCATATGCGTTAAACGGGTCTGCACAACCGTGCCAGTGGCAATAACGTCTCTAATATAAGCGGGATCCATTTCGTGATATGGGTTCCAGCCGACCCGGTGACCAACATTATTAATGAGGATCGCTAAATCTGTCCCAATTTCATCAAAAGCGGCTTGAATATCGCTAAAAAAATCATCCTGAAAGGCTTCCCGGAAATCCTTGTGTATTACCTTGGTTTTTACCTCGGGGTATTCTAGTTTTATGCGCGCTTGTGTTTCGTCAGTGCGTTTAGAACCAATCATTAAGAGATTAAATCCACGTTTAGCAAAAGCTAATGCCATATCGTAGCCTTGTCCGCTAGATGCGCCGGTAATGACTACCCAGCTACTAGAGCCAGTGCTGCTAGAGCCAGTGATGCCATCGCTTGCGCCATACCGTTCTAATAAATTATGCTCTTTTAATAAAAAATATTTATGAAAGCCTTGACCAGCCTTAATTAAAAGCAAACCGAGTTGAAGGACAATGAGAGATATTAAAATATAGACAATGGTGTGTTTTTTTATCATGTGTGTATAAGCAGTCTAGGAAATATTTCGGGTTATTACGTATAAGAGTTACTACGTATATAAAAAAAGTGATACCACTAATTGATATCATTTTTTGTTTTTTTGTTTTTATTATTTATTAATCGACCAGGATAACGTTTCCTGCGCCCAATACACTAACTAGCGCTTCATAAAGCAACTGTGTCTCTTCGTCATCAAAACCTACATGATATCCACTCACTAACATGCCGTTTCTCCACCGTAATTGTCTGACGCAGTCATTCGCATCTAGCAAATGATTTCTACCTCTATCTTCTCTATATTTTTTCTTCTGTTTGAGTTCTTCATTGTTCAATGGAATTTCAAAGCCGCCTTCACATACTTGAGCCCTGCGAATCGGTTCGCTTCCTTCTGGTCGTCGTGCATTATACGCCTCCAAAATTGGATCATAACCGCCTGGTAAAGTGTCTATTAAAACTTTGATAGTATTCATTTTGCTTGCTTGCTTGGTTGGTTGTTTGCTTGATAATACTGAATTATTAATATTTTAAAAGCATTTCAATTTTTTGCAGGGGGTTTCGCCCCCAACGACAAACGGGTTTGAAATGGCAGAGCCCTTTAACGACGAAGCAATACTTTCCGCGTTCCTTTTTTCGGCAATAGCTTATAACCTTTTTTACATGTAAATTTAAAGATTGATAATTTCTTCTTCTTGATGACACTGTTATTACAAATAGCAATAGCTTTAGCTTCAGTTATAGGTCGTATTTTTGCCGACACTTTTTTAATACACTTGCAGAGTTTGGTCGCAAGTAAATGTTCGGCTTTTTCTTTAATCTCGCGCGGTTTTAATAGTTTCAATTTCGTATCCGTTATTTTGTAAAATCTTAAAATGTTCTTATAATCTGCGGTAGTTAAATTCATATATATTATAATATTATATTAACCAACAAAATGTTCTACACTTATTTAATTAACTGGGTGAAAAAATATACATACAGGAAGATTATTATTTTTTTATCAATATTCATAATCGTTCCTGTCGTATTTTTTTATAAAAATTTATTATCATATGTTAATACACATCTAATAACTATGAAAAATGAAAAAACACCATTAAAAGTCGTGGTGTTTGATTTAGATGAGACTATAGGATATTTTACGGAGGTGGGTATTTTCTGGGATGCCTTGGAAAATTTCTACGGACATAATTTATTTAATGAGCAGTTTCACGAAGTATTAGATATCTTCCCCCAGTTTTTCCGCCCCGATATTTTTAAAATTATGGAATTTATTAATAAGAAGCGAAAAGCCAAAGCGTGCTATAAAATAATTATGTATACAAATAATCAAGGCGATAAAGAGTGGCTAAAAAAAATTAGCTCATATATGGATAAGAAGCTAGGTACCACTGTTTTCAATCAAATTGTCGCAGCATATAAAGTTAATGGAAAAATTATGGAACCGAAACGCACCACCCACGAGAAAAGCATGACCGATTTAATAAGCTGCACGAACATCCCGGCTAATGTCGAAGTCTGTTTCATTGACGATTTATATCATCCGCTCATGGACAAAGATAATGTTAGCTATATTAATATTAAACCCTACCGCTTTTCAATGCCATTTGAGGATATGGCACATCGCTATTATAACTTGATTTTAAAAAAGAAAAAACAAATGAATGAAATAAGTGAAGAAGATTTTGTTAAAATTATGGTGGGCTTTATGAAACATTATAACTATATGGTTATAAAAAAGAGTGATATTGAAGAGAAAACCGACAAGGTCGTGAGTAAAAAACTCTTGGCGCATTTAGAAGATTTTTTACGACCGAAAAAACTTAATCAGACCCGGAAAAACCGTACACGAAGAATTCGCACATTGCGCCATAACATTAAATGATTATAAATAAAATGTTAATTATATATAAATGGAACGTATTGGATCAGGTAGTCAACGCACGGAAGATTTAAATAACCGCATATCAGAACGTAATACTCCGTCAAGCCAATTACAACCACAATTCGGGATCCGGTCGATATCCACTAAATACGCAATGATGCCAATTTTTGATCGGCGAGCTATTGCTAAAGTAGCTATTCAGACAGAGCCAATCTATAATATTGGCACTACATTTAATCCGGGGACGGCTCAAGCTCCATGGAGTGGGTTTTCGTGTAACATCAATGATGAGTCAATGCTTCGAAATCAGTTTTTCGCTTTGCAACGAGGGGCGGGGCAAGCTGCATATATTCCGCCAAAAAACAGCGATATGTATGAACATACGATCCCTCAGAGTGCTAACCAACAAGCTCAACCCTTTCCATACCTCTTTGAGAAACAAACATTTGAGGCATTTGATCCGTGCCCCACCGGCAATGGCAAAAATTTCTTTGAAAATTGCACACGGCAACAAATCAAGGAAATCAAACAATAAGCATTAGTTTAAATTATATTTTTTAATAGCAAATATAATGTAAATGGATAAGATTGCAATAGATAAGATTGCAATGGATAAGATTGAAATGGATAATATTATAATTGATACGATTGCTGATAATGCAACCTTAGAATTTTTTACCAACCCATCTTATTTAAATATCATCAAACGCAAACTGGTAAAAACACCTGAAGACAATGACAATAACGAAGCTATTAAATTTTATAAAAAACGTATGATCTCTCTCTTCAAAGATATCTTTAAGGAGGAAGTAGGAGTTGATAAAGAGCTTAAGGAAGCCCATAAGCGCTTTGCCTTACTAGCGGTTAAATATTTTGAAACGATTGATAAAAAAGATATCATCCAAGAACAACATCTGAACGCAGCAGCTATGACAGAAGAAGACTTACTAAACGCAGAAATAGATGCAGCAATAGATACAAGTAATATTTTTACCATGGATGATGCAAATAATGTAATGATGCGTAAAACAATAACCTTTGCCAATTTAGACAATTATGTGATAACGAAAGAGGATTTATCAGCGAATGATTTAAGAATTATTCCGATGAAAATAGATATTAATTTGAAAACACCGGATTTGAAAATCAAAGGACTAAAACCGAAAATTAAAAAATCAAAAAATACGAAAGAAGATTTATCTCAACAGATATTAGTAAATGCGACACCACAAATCCCGATCCCGAACCAGGAGGGGTAAAACAATCAGGAAATTTAAAAGGACCATGAAAAAAGGTAAAGGCAATGGCAAGGGCACACGCAGGGAAAAAATGATACATAAGATAAAAGGTGGCACGACTTCCGCCGATGTCGCTGCCTTTAAAAAAGCCAAATGTGCGCCGAAGGCAAATAAAAACAATGATTTACAAAAATTTACGTGTTATAGTGAGAACGACCTTTTTAAAATGCGCGATTTGTGGAACACGCGGCATAAAGATATGCTGATTGTCGCCACTGATCCAAAAGATATTTGGATGAATTTAAAAAAGAAAATGGAGAATGCGTGTCATAATGAAGCCTGTTGGTTAAAACAAAAATTCGTGGAAAATAATTTAGAAGACAATAAGGAATTGGCATCCTATACATTTGCACCTAAATCGCCGGAAAAATGGAAAACTAATCATAATACCTGGTTAAATAGCACGGATATAGAAAAAGTTATGAAACAATACGAACACGCGTATCCATGCTTTCGCTTTATTGGTCCGACCCCAATTGATTTTGACAAACAACTCTATGACGATAAGTGCGTATGGGACGACTTATGTAAATTTGATTTGTCCAAATACAAGAAGGCGAAGGTGAATAAAATCGGCATTATTTTTAATACCGATCCACACGACAAAAGCGGAGCACATTGGATTTCGCTTTTCATTAATTTGAAGAAAAAGTTTATCTTCTTTTTTGATAGCAACGGTACTAAAATACCAAAACAAATTGAAGAATTCAAAAATCGGGTCGTGTCGCAAGCACTGGAATTATATGATATGCGACTGGTATTTGACCAGAATTATCCAACGGCGCATCAGAAAGGAAATACCGAGTGCGGGATGTATTCGCTCTATTTAATTGTGACTTTATTGAAAGATATGCACGATTATAAGTTTTTTAAAACTGAAAAAATAAGCGATGAAGCGATGGAACAACTGCGGGATGAATATTTTAACCCGGATTTATAGTATATGTATAATAAGTATATGTATAAGTATATGTATAAGTATAAGTATAAATATATAAATATAAATAACGTAGTAAATATATATTTATGCAAAAGCAATTTACATCTGATAATAATAAAGGTATTCTGTGGAAATTAATGGTTGATAATAATATTTTTCACGATATTCCGGAAAATAAGTCCGAATTAATAAAAAATGAATTTGATAAAAAAATTAGTTTGATCGGCATGCAAATCACAAATAACGACCAATTAGTTGGCTTGAATAAACGAGTGATTAGTGAAATGGTGAATGATCTGGATAGACATCGCGCAAAGGGCTCTGCCCTTTCAAACCCGACCCTAAGCGGAATTGCAAACCCGCAAGACCCTCCTCCATATAATTCGTCTGAAATCGGACAACAACGACAACAAAAATTTGCATCTGAACTTAAAAACAAACAAAACGAGTTTGATAAATTAAACAATAAACAGATACCCGCAAAGATTGATTTTTTAGATAAAAATGAAGATACACCAATTGGTTCAGATATGGAAAAATTAATAGCGGCACAAATTGCAGCAAGAGAGCGCGAATTAAATACTGTCTTGGGTAAACAAGATAAAACTGCCGCAAGTAATTGGATACAAAACGGACAGACAGCCACTATACCAGCACCTATGCACTTAAAAATCGGTGAGCCTATTAAAATCGAAGAAAAAGAGATATTAAATCCGGTTAAAAAGGTAAAATTTATGGAGGGGGTTTCATCGGGGGTTTCGTCCCCCAACGACGACTTTATAATGAATAGGGTTTCGTCACTCAACAACGACTTGAGGGGTTTGCCACCTCATGACGAAATAGGCTATATACCAAGTACCATTACTAAGGAGAGATCACCCTCCAACGGCGAAGGAGTTGAAGATTTTATGACATTGTTGAAAAAAAAGACCAATTTGGTGCAAGCGCAAGCGCCAGCAGTATTGCAAGCGCCAGCAGTATTACAAACGCCAGCAGTATTACAAACAGTAGAGAAAATTCCTGGACGAGTGTTCGAAATGTTGGAAGAAATTTTAATAAAACAAGATATGATTATAAGAATGTTAATTAATAATAAAATTGAAATTGGTAATGAACAAAATACCAATATACATCCAACGGCACAATTAGAATGATGAACAACTTTATATCCGAAGAGATTAACTACTGCTGCGATAAACAAAAAATCCAAAATATCGCTTACCACGTAAATCGTAAAATATTATCAATAACCACCTGCATGCTAATATACATTGCATTGTTTATTGCGTCGGCAATATTGTTGAATATATCAATAATATACAATGTTATACCCCGAATAGTCTGGTTTGTGTCTGGCTGCATATTTAGATTGGTTCTTGACATTGTATTTGGAATTGAGCTTAAGCATAACATTACGTCGCCCATATTAATTGAATTCGTAAGATATTCTATAAACACAACATTAATCTTAATAGTAATGAATGAATCAAGGCATTTAATAAATACGGTAAAATGTAATTGTTATTACGGAATAAGCACCAACCCTGTAAATGTAAACGAATGCGACGTGTACAACGGTGAAGTATATTGCAACGAAGAATATGAAGATGATGAAGAAGATAAAGAAGAAGATTGGACCGACGTACAAGATGGAATTTCTAACAATGCGCAATAATATGGGGGTTCCGCCCCCCAACGACGATATGAGTGTTTTGCCCTTCAAC